ATAACTGATTATTCTCAAACCCCGCCTCGACTGGTTGTGGCTCACCACTTGGAGGTGGTGTTAATATCTGATCGATATTATCTACCCCAATAGCCGCATACATACGTTTATAAGATTCATAAATACCTGTTGGACCGTGCACTTCTGGATTAGATTGCACTAGCTGCATCATTTCTTGCGCCATAGCAATTCTTTGTGACTGGCTAAATATATCTGGATTGGAAATAGGAAATATATCAACTCTCTCATCAAAATCAGACAATTTAACTTGATTATTACCGCCAGCTATAGCGTAAGGATATTCAGGCGGTAAATATTCTTGAAATACATTTGCTAGTATTTGAAACTCTTTGCGTTGTGAATTATGTAATCTTTTGTGAATTGCAGATAATACTTTAGTAGATCGCTCTAACAAGGCAAGTGTAGTGCCTACAGGAGCATTTGGATTACCTTGACCAACATTGATTTCTGCAATAGAAGCAAATCTTTGACCTGAGGTTACTAAAATATTTAGTAAGCTTAATAGTGTACCGCTAGGCTCTTTAAATGGTAATGGTTGGATAGATTCTCGTAATGATCCACCTGGAGCATCAACATCTCTGAACTCTCCTGGCTGGATTGGTGTATCTTCATCTCTAATTCTAATACCACGTGTTTTAAAACCAGCAGGCAAGTTAGCTAAAGTACCAGCGTCAATTAATTGTCTTAAGATTGAGGTGGATGCTTTGGATAGCCCACCAATCATGTGTGTTAATCCGAAACCATAGAATCCTAATCCTGGTAAAAATTTAAAATGGACAAAATATTCGGTTTTTTGCTTTAGCGGATCATTTTCAACGTAATTACGGTAAATACTTAAAATATTGTTGTTATTACTATCAATTGTGACGATATACGGCAGTTTTACACCAGTCATATTGCCTTGTGCATCTACATCCTCAAAGCCATCTATTTCTAAATTACAGTGGACTTCGTATAAAACAGACACCTCACCGGTATCATAACCAGGCTCTAACCCTGATAATTCATCTATTTCCTCTTCTACTTGGCTATATTGAGCTGCATCCTCGCCATAAGATACTTTTACCTTACGATAAAAGCCCATAGCTTGCATTTTAGCCACTTCATTCTCTGGCATTTTAACTACATTCGTGATTCTAGGACAAGATTCTAAGTCAGTAGTGAAATATGGCACTATTAAGTCCTCAGGAGCAATAAATTTAGATACTGCACGCCCTAATGACTCATCATAATAGATTTTTTTGAAAGCTGAGCCGGCTAATGGAAGATAAAACAGCATTTGATCGAGTTCTTCGTCATATTCTTCCATCACATGCACGATTTGATAGTTCATAAAGTCAGAAACACGTTGCGCTTGCTCCTCTAGAGCAGCATCATAAGCACCAACGACTTGAGTTTTGACTGGACCATTCGCAGGCAACAGCTCTTTGTAGGCTTGGGCTTGGAAATTAGTAACTGCTTCACCTAAAAGTGGATGAATTACTCCAGATGCACCCTCAAAAGGATCAGATCTTTCTTGATCAAATTTCATGCCTAAGTATTTTAAGCCATCCGTATAGGTTTTTTCCCAATCTTCACGTGATGCTTTGTCTTTTTCAATACCGTCACGTAATGAACTAGCTATTCTGCCAAGTTCACTTTCACTTATTACTTCAGCAAGGTTACTAGCAAAACCTGTTTGCATAGGTTCCTCTTCACCTATTAAAACAGCACTCCCATCTTCTTGGATTTCAAAATCTTGTTCCCCGCTTTCCTCTATTGCCTCTAGGGCAACCGTCATATCCTCTGTCCCTTCAAGTTGTACTTCAGGTTGGTTATTTTGTTTTTCTATAGCCATTAATAATATACCCTTTTAACTGGAGGCCTAGCGTCCTCTAAATAGTCATCATTTAATGAGACTAACCCTCCTTCTCTAAAACGCATTAGCGCTTGAGTCATAGTATCACATAAATCATCATTTTTACCAAAAGGGAAAGCTGCACACTCTTCAATCATATCGTCTGCAAACTTACGTTCTGGTGCCCAAACTAAGCCAGACTCAAAGATAGGAGCTACCGAGTGCATCCTAGTAGATTTATCATGCCCTCTGGTAGGAGAGTAATTGACTACCGGTATGCCTAATCTTCGCAGTTCGTGAGTAAGTGGCGTACCAGAAGCTTTAGATTCAATAATGGTCATATCAGGATCCCAGTATTTATATTCTTCATACGCTATACGTTTGAGCTCTGGAAAATCCCAACGACCACGTTGACAATCAAGCAAAATAATTGAATCTGGTTCATCCGGTGTAGGTTGAAAAACACCCCAAGTAGATATAGCTGAGTAGTCAGCATTTTGTTTTTTAGAGAAAGCCGTATCATAACTTTGAATTATATATTTAACTGGCGGCAACGATTCATTTTTCCAGGGCTGCCACCACTCTCGTTTGATAATTGAACCTTCTTCGGCGGTAGGAGTTTGCATCCACTGCGCATTCCACTTTTGCGTTGGCAGGGAAGCTTTGACTTTTTCTAATTCTGTCTTGTCCCAAAACTCTGGCCAACAAGGATTACCAGATTCAAACATAGCAGGAAACTCTACAATATCCCACTGATCTGCTGTCGCTTCTTTTTGACCCTCTAATAGGCGTGCGGTTAAATCTAACGCACTCCAACGGGTCATTACTAAAATAATAGCACCTTTTGGTTGTAAACGCTGCCTAGGACCAGAGGTATACCATTCCCAACAAGCATCCATAGCGGTAGGACTCAGAGCATCTTGTTCGGAGTGTGGATCATCTATAATTAATAAATCCGCACCACGACCGGTAATAGCACCACCCACACCAGCGGCAAAATATTCACCACCTTTATCAGTCTCCCAACGCCCTGCTGATTTTGAATCAGCTTGCAGTTTAACATTCTCAAAAATACGTTTGTATTCTTCGGTATCCATCATGTTTCTAACTTTACGACCAAATCTTACAGCGAGTTCGCCGGTATGCGTAGTTTGCATAATCTTACGCTTAGGTTGTTTGCCCATAATCCAAGCCGGAAAATAGGTAGAACAAAACTCAGACTTGGTGTGCCTTGGTGGCATATTAATGATTAATCGAGTACATTTACCTTCTGCTACCTCTTGGAGTTTTTGCGCAAATATTTTGTGATGGCGACCACAGATAAATTCTGGCCACATGTAATTGACAAACTCTAAAAAATCACCTTGACAATCTTTTTGTTGTTGTAGTAGCTGCAAGCGTTCTTGCAACATAAGGGTTTCACGTATTTCAGAATCTGACAGATGAGAAAAATTTGGGTTGGTCATAAATACTAATTAGCAGCAATACCTGATCTTATGTAATCACCTAAGCCAAAGCCTCTGTTTCTGTCGTAAACCATTTCTAACTCTGCTTGAGTTTTTTTTAAACTGTTTAAATATTTATCAGCAGCTCTTTGTGCTGGCATACCATCATAGGGTACGTTAGCTAACTCTCTTTCATAATTAGCTCGTTGCCTTCTAAATTTTTTAATTAACTTATCAACACGTTTCATAATGGTTGCAGGAGCTTGTGCTTTTTTAACAGGACTAAAAGCCATAGCTGCTAACCCGCCGATACCCTGACCACGTAACCCAAGGTCATCTACGATTTGTTGGGTGCTAGGATTGAACATTTGATACAAAGGACCGCCAAATGCAGTACGCATTTCTGTAGGGCTAATAGGCTCTATTTTAGATATTGGTTGTATCTGGGGTAATGTGTTCATAGCATTTGGTTGCATAATATTTAATTTATAGGTTTAAATTCACCAAAAGTAACTTTAATTGTTTCTGGTTTTGCTTTTTCTACTAGTTGTTTTGCTTCATCATTCATCACTAATACCTCAAAATATCCTTTGCCTCTAGTATTTGTTAACGGCTCTGCCGTAATCCCTAATATATCATCAATTGGAATGCTTTTGGTTTGCAATTGAGCATTTGCATAAAAAGGTTCCTTTTTAAATTGATTTAATAACTCACCTTCAGGCAACCATTTGGTCAATAATCCTGGTGTTGCATTTGGATTATTTTCTAATCTGTTTAAAACAATATTATCACCATAAAATTCTTTTAACTTACCTCTAGTGTCATTAAAGTTTTTATATAGTTTATATGCGTCTACTCTTGAAACATCTCCTTGAATCATTTTTTCTAATTCTGAAATATCTCCTCTTACAGCTCTTGTAATATCAACTTCGTTAGCAATAAAGATAGGTTGACTTTTTTGTGTATCTTTTATAGCAGTAATCAGAATTTCAGGAGAAACAAAGTCTTTATTTTTAATATTATCTGGCGTACCTACAATTTCATAATTTTTAACAAAATAATATTTATCTTTAGCAAAGTTATTTAACATTTTTATATATGCTGCATTTTCACTAGGCGTTAGCCCAGCGGATAATTTTTCAGGTGAAAACTTTTCACTAATAGCTTTATATTTATCACCTAGTTTATTGTATGCTCTCTTTTCTGCAATTTTTTTAAATCTAGCTTCTCTTAATTTACCGCTAGATTCCAGTTTTGATATTGGCGTGGTTGATTTTATAGTACCATCCGCATCTATATTGTAAGTTGCCGTAGGTTTTAGATCTGCTAAATCAGCTATAACTTCATATTCATTTGCTGGGAGTAAATCAAAATCTAAATCTTCTAGTAGCTCTTGCTCATAAATCACTTCTTGTATTGCGTCATCTCTTGATATATCACTTATATCTAGCTCTTGATAATCAGCTATATTTTCTATTTTTTCATCAATTGTCATAGAGTAATTATTTTCTGCTAAATCTTCGACATAACGATTTTTTGCAGAATCAGCAATAGAAGCTCTTAATGCCGGTACATAAGCTTTAACTCGATCTAGTGGGATGTCATATTCAACCACATAAGTATCACGAACAAGTTTTTCTAATTTTGCAGTACCCTCTTTTAAGGCCTTTTCTTGGGCTGCGGCTTTTTCAAAATTACCTGCAAACATGTCAGGTGCAACATAGTCATCTGTCGTAGTGTATATTTCTTTTACTCTTTCTCTTAAACCTTGATTTACAGCATGATTTGGATCAATCGTAGTGCTAGCAATTCCAGTTTCTGTTTGTAGTTTTTTGCCACCACCTTTGCCTAAATTTAAGTACCGATAAACTTTAATTTTGCCATCTTTATTTGCGAAACGTTGTAAATATTGTTGTGAATTTAAAGACAGGCCTGAATTTTCTAAAGTATCAATAAATGGATTAATATCATTTATAAAATCTAAAGAACCAGCTTTTTTCTTACTTAGATCACCTCCGACCCAATCTTTTATTTGATCTATATCGTCTATATTTAAGTCTATTTTATATCTTTCTCTTGGATTATATTTGTCAGCTCTATAATTTGTTTGCACCTCAGTCAATTTATCTATATCAATATCTAAATCTTCTAGATCAAAACTTATTGGATCCAAAGCATCTGTTATTTCTTTATTAAAAGTAAACTCAACCATTCTGTCTTCTATCGGCAGGTTTTTAGGTTTACCTGATTTGCTAGCCTTACCAATACCAGCGATTGCTGCTAAAGCTCCAGGTGCTTTGAGCAATCCTGCAATACCTGCACCTACTACGGGAATACCGTAGGCAGCATCACCTACTACACCTAATCCTTGCAAGGGTGCAAATAAGTATCTATCTATACCACCAGCTGCAATATTTTCTGCAATTCCAGGCAAAGGTGCTCCAGCTAATGCTTCAGTTACTGGCACATCCCTACTTGGAAACTCAGGGAATCTGCCAGCCGCATCTGCAATACCAGAACCAGGTGCAAAAACTGAGCTAAGGTAAGCTAATTGAGCTGGTGTTAATAATGGGCCTTCTGCTTCTCGTTTCTCAGCTCGGGCTATTTGTTCAGGAGATGGATAAAAAGGACTTTGCGTAACGTCTGTATTAAATGGTGGGTTTGCTACTTTCCCGTTGCGCTACCACCAAAACGCATATTGAGGCCGGCTACAGGCATAGGTGGCACTTTTGTTTCTTGTAGATTAATGATTTGTTGTTGGAGACCGTCTATTTGATCTGCTATAGCTTGAGCACGTTCAAATTCGTTGTTACGTACCGCCATATTATATTCTTGCATCAGGTTCTTAATATCTGAGTTGATAGAAAACATTACCATCTCTGGTGTTTTGGGTACGGGTGCAGGTGCTAGAGGGTCTGTCATACCGCCCTCAGCCATAGGCATACGTTGCTCACCTGCAATAAGTGCATCTATATCGACACCTAAGATTGCAGCAGCTTGGTCTAGCTCTTCTTCGGTAATACCGTATTGTGCTAGGAATTGTTGAATCTCTGCTTCAGACATACCTTGATTGATTAACATCTGAATTATTTGGATAATCTGCATGAGGGCTCCCTGCGCCTCTTGCATTTCAGCTGGGTCTAGCTCTTT